ACTGCACCACCTTCTACTGCACCGTAGGCATATTTCTTACCTTCAGCTTTTGGAAGCCACATATCATAGTTAGTATAACCTGTTTTGCCTTCATATTCTTTACCAGCAACACAGAATTCTAAGAATTTATTTTTGTAATCTGCAGTTTTATTGAATGCTTTAACAAAGTCTTCAATTGTCTCATGCTGACCATCTTGTTCAAGAAACCAAGAATCAAGTTCCATAGTATGAGCCAAAGTTCTTAAGAAGATTAAGATAGATCTATCTCTCTGAATTTTGATACCAGATTTAGTTTCACCATCTGCAAATGCATATTGACTTGCTTTAACTCTACCAATCTGACCAGTATATCTTCCTTTGCTTTCATCATCTTTGTCAATCATGAAACCTTCAAAACCTTCAATAGGTTGTGTTTCTACATGTAACATAAGATGAAATGCACCGGGAATAAACTTGAATTCTTCAAGTTCAATGTTATTAATTTTTAATACATGATTACCTGGTGTAATTGTTTTTGGTAGTCCTGAGCCTCCTGTGCCCAAATCAGTTGTGCTTAATGCCATTTTTCTTAATTTTTAATTGTTTAAATAAATACTTTGTCCCAGTGAAATTCTAATTCACCATTTTCATTCATTTCAGTTACTACTATCTCTTCATTTCTTAAGTGCTCTGGTCTTGCACCACAAGTAACTTCTTCACTTGTTTTAAAAGATAATATTGTTTTATTACCTTTCCTATACATATAACCAATTGCATCCGCATTAGCACAGATAAGAGATTTGATTTTACCTGTCAAATCAATGTTTGCAGCCAATACCATCTCTCCTTTATCATCTACCTGTTTGTCCTTGATGTGACCAGATAAAATAATGTGGGGAGCTAAAGTATCAATAAAATCTAAAACTTGAAAGAATGCTTGTCTTAAATATAGGTAACCTGCACCATTTGGTAAAGACAATACGTTGTCTCCATCATAGTTTTTACCCATACTTGTTTGACGGTAAAGTTTGATTGCTAAAGGCATAACCATATCTTCTAATGCAGTTACAGTATCTATTGTAACATACTTGTATGGTTTACCTGCTTCTTTGATTGCTTTTCCTGCATCAAGTAGTTCTTGAAGACTTGTAATTTTAACTTTAAGTGCTTCTACATAATCAGCACCATTCTCTAAGTCAATTAACAAATTGTTTTCAAGACCAGCAAATGCTGTAGTTTTACCTGTCTTAGGTTTTGAATAGATAATCAATCTTTTGGGATTGACTCTTTCAGCCTTTACTTTTTTAGTTGGAAGTACTATACTCATAAGTCTGCTTTTGCACTCATTACTAATTCATTTAACCATTCTCTATTGCTAACAGGTTTCATTAACATGATAGCAGCAAAATCTTTAATAGTTAATTCTGTGATAGGTGCATCTGAGTCCGTATCTAAATTTAATGGAGATGACTTTTTCAAATACTCATCTTCAAAATCTGGAAATGGAGACAAACTTGTTTGTAACTTAGGAAGAGATAACTTCTCTTCTTCGGCTTCTGCACGTCTTTTCTCAAATAAACTGTAAGTTATCTCTGAACCATCATTCATTATTGCAGTTAACTCAGATAATGATATTACATATGCAGAATAAGGTTCACCTTTTGCATTTGTACCACCTTTAACTTCATATTCTTCTGCATAATAAGGATTAACCTTATGTTTGAATAATTGTCGTTCAGGATACATGGGAGTAACTCCCTCTTCTCTGTTGTTGCTATCTCTTACAATATCAATAAACTCAATATAGATATCTTCTCCTCTCTTTAATTCACTTTCAAAAAGTTGAAAATGTTTGCCATGCTTACCCTTTTGGAAAAAGGCAGTTTTGACAACAAAGAAAGGATTAAGAATACCAAGTTTTTTGAACTTGCCAAGATGATCAGAGAAAATTTCTCTTTCTTTTTCTTTTCTGTTAAACATACTTAATTTTTAAATTGTTATTTTTTTCATTGCTTGTGCTGGAGTAGCCATCTCTACTATTCTCATTTGAGTTCTATCAAGTTTAAAGAAACTTAATCTTGTAAGACCATTTCTAGATTTCAAGAAATGAAAAGCCAATGTGTCTTCATCAGAAATAATAAATCTTTCTGGTCCATATTGTCTAATCTTACGAAGAGAAGGTTTATTTATACCCAATACAACATCAGCATGTTGTAGTAGAGCATCTGCTCCAAATAAATCAGAATCTAGCACATAATTTCCATACTCACCATCCATAGCTCGTTTTGGATCATCAATGTTTCTATTTAACTGACTAAGAATAACAAAAGCAACCGGATACTTCTTCTTCATATATGTCAAAGCCTCTCCTAATGCATAAAGCATCTCAAATTTGTCCTTTTGACCCTTACCCACTTTAAATAATGCAGAGTGATCTATAGTAACCAGCATGTTAACAAAACTTCCATCTTCTCTTTTATGTCTTTCCATGTGTGCATGAATAGTAGCACACATTTCATCAACAGTACATGCATCATAAACAACATCAATGATGTCATTTTCAGCAGACTGATCATATAGATTAACACATTTCCAATAGACCTTTTCATCCAATGGTTCACCTTTACTCATTAGTGCATTGTAATCATAACCTGTATTCAGACTCAGCTTTCTGATACCATTGGTCTCATCAAGCATTTCAAACTGGAACTTAAGTACTCTGAATTCATGATCTTGATTGTTATCAATAATATCAGAAATTAACTGTTCCATGAATAGAGTTTTACCTGTACCTGGTCTTGCACCAACTACTGTAATTGTTCTCCATTCTAACCCATCACAAAAGGCATCATTAAATTTAGGCCATGCACTCCTCAAGGATTTTAGTGTACCTTGTCTTCTTGCCTTCATCTTAATGATGGCTTTCCTCAATGCATCTCTTTCACTTACAGGCAACAATGGCCGTGCCCCATTAAATAATTCTGCCATATACAAAGGATTATGTTACTGTTGAAGTTTCAGTTTCACATCATTATATACATAATGAGAAAAACCTACTACAAGCTCAATTATTAAAAACTGAGCTATAGTCATTTCTAAAAGAAATGTTTTAATAAGTAACCAAGTAATTAAACTACCACTTAGGGCTACAAAAAATAATTTGGTTTTTATGTTAATCATACTACTCTTTCTTGGAAATAATTTTCCTGTTCTTCATCATGTCCGTTCACAACCAAATCACAATATGTAGCTAAATCAGAATCCCATGTTTTATCAGAACTTTGTTTTCTAACAAAATACTGTGAGGTTCTCATAAACTCATATCTTTTAAGACTGTACTCATCCACATATTTAGCTGTTGCAGCTAAAATAGTTTCCCAACTATAGTCAAAGTTCTCAAAAAACCATCTAAAAGAATTCTCAAGAGATTTTGCATTTACCCTTGCATACTTACCGCTAGATAATTTTTTGTTAGGAAAGATTTCATTGTATTGTTTAATCTTATCAAGAAAATGATCACCAAGTAAATTCTGAGATGTTTTCTTCTTAGATTTCTTGAAGTAACCTTCAATTTCTTGCATAAATTTAAGGCTATTACCTGACAATTCCAAATTTTCTGTAAGGTAATTACCTGATTTTAGCTTAACAACTTCAAGACTAAAATTAACTGAATCAGAACATTTTACTTTCTCTTTAATACAGTACAAAACATATACTGCATTAGGAGTAAGACCCTGTTGTAATATTTTACTAAATAGTTCTTGCATTACCAATGGATTGTGTAGTTATATAAATGTTTGACTGTCTCTTGTACATTACCAAAGACACCTTTAGAATCCCACTTACTACCATTATATGCAGCACTTGCAGGATGTGAAACCATAAATTTAGTACAATTTTCTCCACACATGTCTGCCCACTCTTGAGATTTTTTACCCATAAACACATATACTAGTCCTGGATTAAAATGCTTGAGATAGTCAAAAAGATATGCAGTAAATGGTGCCCATATGTCATAGTGCTGACCAATCTTACCAACTTCAGTTGTAAGAGCTGTATTAAGCAAAAGTATACCCTGATTAGACCATC